TTACGACCAATTACTGCATTCATATATTCACCAAAGACATGTACTGAACCATCCCATACACCTTTACCATCAGCAAACTTCATAATGGCATGATCTGAGTATTTAGCGCCTTTTTCGTTTCCTGTTCTGTGGAACCATTCGTTGGCTTCTTTCATCCAACCTTTCTTACAAACATAATTCAGAGTTGTCTTAACGTTCTCTTCAACCATAAGCTCTCGAACATCACGATTTGTTTTTGTCTTAATAAAATTATAATAAGGTTCATCAGGAACGTTCTTATTAATAACTAGATCTTGATGTAAAGCATCTTCAGGAATCTCTTGTAAGTATTCGGCAAAATTCTTTCGGTCTTTATTATACCAATTCATTACAGGAGCGGAGTCAGACTTCCAACCAATCGCAAAGGTCCTGTCGCGTCCTTGAGGGACTCCGTGAAACCTAGTTGAGGTTTTATACAGGGATAATGAATACCCACGCTCAGCACATATTTCATACAGTCTATTTGCTACAGGACGACCTTTATTTGTAAACAATGCAGGAGCATTCTCAACAATCACTACCTTTGCACCAAGTCTATCAATACCATCTTGAAAGACCATATACATAAATTCGTTCTTAGCACAACCTGCGCCTTTACTCTCTGTAGTTGTTCCTGTATTTAATTGAGATAGAGCAGCACATGGTGGAGTACCAGAGACCACATCAACTTGTGTTAGTCCACTGTTTTCTACTTCATCAAGTTTAATATAAGGAATATCGCGTCCCATTGTATTTTGTTGGTAGTTTACGTAATGACTATCGTTATCCTCAAACCCACCATAAGAGTAGATTGCTGTAGGTGGTTTACCAAACGCTCTTTCTGCGCCTAGCATTTGTCCACCAATAAGCGGAATGAGTGGTGCCCACGTTATTTCTTTTTTGTTCATCCGAAAAAATCCTCAAGTGTTGCAGCTACTTTCTTATCAAATTGCATTACATTAGGTGCAACATAATCATTATCAATCGCTGTCATAATTTTATTGTTTAAGAATGTACCATCGTAGTATTCAGGTTTACATATAAGTTTACGTAATCCTGTAATTACCGATTCATACTCCTGTTCATTATTTAATAACCTATTCATCCTTTCTTTAAATTCAGCAGGAGTTTTCGGTCTTAAAAAATCTGGTATTGGCAAATGCCCTTGTTCATCATAAGATGGATGTAAGAACGGTATCACACCAGCATGTACCATTTCAATATACTTTGAAGTTACCCAACCTTTTGCGATTGGAATAATAAAAGTAAATTTAACATTATTCATTTTAGCCATTACATCATCAAGATGAATAGATCCTTTGAACCTTGCGTCTGTTTCGGTATTAGGATGTTCCCATTTACCATAGATCTCAACATCATCATGTTCATCTAATACCCAATCCTTTAATAAATTGTATCTTGAAGGTTTAGCTTCGTTTAAGATAACCATAAAAGGAACGTTACGATTTAAGTTGAACTGTTCAGTATGTTGATAGTTAATACAGAAACAAGTTTCCATTCCTGCATATGTTGAAGGCATTGATCTGTCGTAACGATCTTGTTCTTCGTAAGATTTAATACTACTTACTTTATATTCATAATCGTATTGACCTAAAGATATATTTGGTAAATTGAATATGTCTCTTGATTGATTCATAACATACCGAGGATCGTTTACAATCTCAACATAATCAGGATTCTCTTCGTTAATCCAAATCGCAATTGGTGACGTATAATTTTTTGTCATATCAATCACAGAAGCTTTAAGTGTACGATCTTTAACTTGTTCAATTTTGCCTGGGATCGTAACTGTACCAACTTGACCAACCATTAAAACAGTATAGTCTAATTTCATTGACCTACTCTTAAAGTAATCAATCACGTGATTAAAGAATCTATCTTCATCTTTGTTTTTAATACCTTTCCAAATATCAATTACATTATCAAAGGGAAACAACTCCAATGATTCAGACTCATTTAGAGTACTGAAATCAGATCGTCCGATAATGTAAAATGTTTTGTCTGGGTTATTATTTGCGAGTGCAATAAGTACTGTAGACGGTTCGTTGTCTCCACCAATAGGAGAGAAGCGATTCCGCTTAAACTTGACCGATTTACCGATCTTTCCAAATCCAATGTTTTTCATAATATAAAGTTTGCCGTTCTGTTAAATTTATTTATCCGAATTGACCACACGCTGTCTGAGCTCTGACGAACTGAAAGAATGCCTTCTGCGATTATAATGAACAGGACATAAACCTTTTCCAGTATGCTCAACATCTTTGTATTCTTCACCAACAATTCTAATATCAGGATTGATAGTTAAAATCATATCAACCAATTCTTGTTCAGTTGAGAAAGGTATTACCTCGTCTACATATTTACAAGAAGATAACTGTATGTATCTTTCAAATGGAGTCTGAACTGGTGCATTCTTTGCATCAGGACGATCTACAGTTGGGTCAATCAATAATCCAACAATTAAATAATCGCACAACGTCTTTGCTTCTTGTAACATTACAATATGACCTGCATGAAACAGATCAAACGTTGAACATGTAAATCCGACCTTACATTCAGCCGGTAATTTTTTCCTATCTAGAAACATTTTCTTCCCTCAAAATTTCTTTAACTCGTTTAGCATACACCGTATAGAGTGGTGTTTTATCAGTTGGTAGATAATGTATATATGCAGGGAAGGTTTTAAACTTTAACTCATCGTCAAGTTTCATAACCGTAGTCCAAATGCGTACGTCACTACCAAACCTACTTACCTCAAATCCATTCTCTGATAACCATTTATAATAAATTGCATATATGTTTTGTTCTATACACCAAAACTTTCCACCCATAGATCGGTTATTACCTGGAGTTCCATATTTTGGTATAACAGAACCACCATAACCTTTCTTGTTTTTATACTTGTGTACACCTTCCATAATAAGAACATACATATCTTTACAGGCTGCTCTTTTAAAGAACTCAAGATAATGATCGTTCTTTGTATGTACAACCTGACCAGAATTCATACTAAAATAAGGTTTGAATCTCATCGTAGTAATATCAACTTTGTCTTTATAAATTGGATCAAGTACTGCTTCTACAAACTTACCCATAACACCTAATGCAGATTCGTTATAGAATACATAAGGTTCAAAGAAGTAATGGTCAACAGGCTTGAGTAATAACGTATCGTCATCAATCATCATTGCTCTGTTAATGTTTAATATTTCGTGTACATAAGGAAAGACTAACCATTTGATTGCCACTCCGTATACATCAAGTATTCGTAACAACCACTCTTCATCAAAGAAATGCTTTACTTTATCAATCACATCAGTTGCATAGTGAATTGTTATCTTATCTGATATACTTTCTACGTTATATGACTTATTCCTATCATCTAAGATAACATGCAAATTCATATACGTATCTTCATCGTATACATTATACATCTCAAGAAGGTTTTCAATCCTCGAGATTTTATTGCTTACTATGAATATATCATTCTGCATAGTCGATAATATCCAACAGATCGTTAACACACTGAATGATAAAGTCTTTATCTGGGTGGTACTTATATACTCGAATCACTTCAGCTGCTGTTAGCGTTAACAGCTCATACTTATCTATCCAATGATTATATGCCAACATTGTATTAATCACAAGATCTTGTGTATGACTATCATAACGATTGATTATTAAACTTGCGATAAACTTTGCTATATCAAGTTCACGACAACCAAATACATTAGGAATAGGATCAATTAAGTACATTGTGTCACTGTCATTAAACAGCATGTTCTTAATACCAAAATCTCCATGACAATAACCATACTCTAATTCAATAGCAGATAGTTTTTCAACGACATCATTAAAAGGTTCAAGGTTAGCATTAGTACAGTGATTTACTATTCTTGCGATATAATCATCGAACGTTAGAAACTTTGTTTCGGTTGGCATATCACCAAAAGCATCAAGAGCTTCTTGAATTAACGCCAATGCTTTATAAGGACTGTCTTCGAAGAAATTAGGATCGTTTTCAATATAATCCATTGTAATCGTATCACCAACCACTCGATGAATCTCAGGTGTACATACTGCCCAACCGGTTTTCTCATACCATAGTGCGGCTTCATGAGCATTCTTTGCTGTCTTGTGAACAAACTTACCGTCGGTGTAAATGTCAGAGCCTGATAGGCCACCTTCCAATTCACGAATATCAGCATCTACAAAATCTTCAGGTGTAATACCTTTGTCGTCAATGTAATATGCTGCGAGTGGTTTATTAAAACTGAGTGCATGGTACTTTACGTTATTCTTTTGTAGCCACGATTCAATTTGAGGTCCATACTTATCTGCAGCTTCTTCTCTACTCCTACAAGAAATAGAACCACGAGCTGTATATATGTCAATAGTCCAACCTTGATTATATAGATCATTACATTTTTCAATTAGAGGAACATTGGGTTTTGCATTATCCCAATCTCTATTTGTTGTAAATGCTAGAGTGTCATCGAAGTCAAGGACTATTCTTTTATGTGACGACATAATTAGTCCTTCTTAAAATAAATGCTACGAGTTAGTCCACCAAAAAGGTAGGTGAAGTATAGGAAGAATGGAACTGCAAGCGCAAGTCGTATTGTATCAGAAGTTGCACCAACCAATTCACCGAGACCGATGAGAGCTGAGATTAATCCAACAATTAACACGACGGTTGCTACGCCAAATCCAAAGTCTTTCAATTTTTCTTTCATAATATAGTTTCCTTGTTAATATTTACTATTATAACAAATTTTTGTGCAGTTGTCAATAGTTTATTTAGCCAATCTGAAATCTGTTTCAAATTTACATCCTGACTCAATAAAGAGTTGTTTTGACTTATCATACGATTC